TAGAAAGATGGCGCGGCTAATAGAGTGGTATAATATATATGGTGGTGTATAACAGTGCAAGCTAAATACACCACCTAAGCGCAGAAATTGGTTGAATATAGATATCAACAAAACACGTGTATATACGTGCATGCCAAACTTTTGCCAAATTTTTTAAACCCAAATCCTATATAAGCCCTTTCTTCAAAAATCCCGAGAGCCTAGTTTTCAAATTTTTTTCGCGCAAATTTTTTTCTGTCCAAATACATATATAAGCCCCGGATTTCAGAACTAAAACTCTGATTTACTACATCCCCGGGTAAAGGGTAACGTGCCGTTAAGTGGTGGGTTACAGTAACGTTGTACATACTCATTAACTGTACTCATAACTCTAGCATTATCTATTTGTACATTATTTCTTAAATCTGGAGTAATGGGTACAAATGGTAATATTTGTTCAACGTATTTTAAGTGCTCTAAGGGAGAGGGGTGACAATCATCACATATATCTTTAGTGGTAGAAAGCCTGAACTTAGGCCGAGGAAGTTTATTTCTCCAGTTACCCTCAAACACTACTTCCATATAACTTGGTTTTATTTGATCTATTACTGGTTTATAGAGGTCTAGTAGGTACTGTTTTTGTTCTGGTAATATATCTTCTAATCTACCTCCATAGAGCTCCAAATCAAGAATAGGGGACATAGATATTTGATGAAACGTGCATCCTTTTAGTTTCATGAACCCCTGTATAACTTTAACAATAGATAAATCCCTATACAGGTAGTTTATTTGAGAGGTATATCTTTCGACGTATGCATCGTCGTAGTATGGGTTATTATAAACACTGCCACTGGCCACCCAATTTTTGCCATTCCAGAAAGCTTCTCTTGCTGGTGCCGTCCACTGTACAATGATTAGGTCCTCGGGGTTGAAGTTATACAACTGATCCATTTCCATCATTTTATATAGTATTACTTGATTGCTTCCACCTCCTTTGCCTAGGTTATGGTATTCAATGCCAGGATATGCTCCTGCTACTATATCTGCCCACGTCGTCCACATATAATCGGTAAACGAGCAACCAAATGCAAAAAATCTCTTGTACATATTTTATTACATAGTAATTATAGTGAATATGAATATTGCAATATATGGGGATAGTTGGGTGCGAGGGGCTTGGTCAACCCCGGACAAAGTAGTTGATCAAACATCGGATGAGTACTTCAATGTAGCCATGTCCCGGTACTACAACATTATAAGTAGCCCTCACAACTCTGGCGGTGGTAATTTGGATAGCGTTAGGTATCTACTGGATTTCATTATTTATACTAAAAACAACTCCGGCATAGTGCCTCCACTATCAGAAACCAAGTTTTTATTTGTGCAGACCGACCCCGCTCGTGATCTCCTCACCTACTCTGTATTTAACAATGGTAGGTCTTTTTTTATGTTTAAGGAACCAATTTCAGCAGAGGCCACCGTATTTCCCTTTTTAAACAACAACCGCATTTATCAACGCTATTATACCAGTATTCTTAAAATGAACATCGAGATGCTATACGATGTACTAGATATGATTGCCCGGTACCATGGTATCACCATTAACATGGTAGGTGGGTGGTCAGATATAGATCCTTGTATAGCACGTTACCCACACTTGAACGTGGTCTGTAACTCGTGGCTACAGTTAATAGAACCCACCCACACTCCTTCCATTTACAGTTCCTACAACCCAAACCTCCATCTTACCAGTATAGATACAGCTAATCTGGATGTCCTATTAAACGGGGTAGGGAGCCGTTCGACTTGTACTCGTAAGCATGAGGGCACGTATTTTGGGTGGCATGGAGATTCGCACCCAAGTAGAAAGGGCATAGACTTTTTGCTTGAACACATACACGATAAGTTACTATAATATAAGTAAATATATCTATCTATGCAAACCACACTTGCCATTGTTATTGTGTTTACAGTAGTAGCACTGTTTGTGCGTAAACTATTACGTAAGCACAATGGGTGCGGGTGTGTTAAATGTAACTGTAAGGATGACCAATGAACCCATATAAACTATTAGCTGAAAAATACACTCAAGTAGAGGCTCTATTAGAGTCTCTGGAACCAGAGAAAAAGATGTTCGACGATCCTGCCAATGGGGTTGAACTAGAGATAGATGACGAAGATGATAATAATGGTACACTACATTATATGGGCTATGAGTTCCCGATCTCCAAAACGTATAAGGCCGGAGTGATTCAGTATTTGGTCGGTACGACCGTTAATAGCAAGACGTTTATGGCAAAGGCACCGGATCAGTTTACTCGCGTACTAGCGGCTCTGGACCGGGGAGAGGTGAAGCCTGCGGCTTCGGCTAAAGCAGGGGGTATGGTTTCGTCGCCTATGTCCAAGGTGCATAGAGTACAACCTGGTGAAATGGTACCAGTGTATTATATTAATCCTAAGGATCCAAGAGGTGAGTACATAGAGAAGATGCGTGAGTACATGACTAACCCACAGGCCGAGAAGTACATACTTGATATGTACCGTAAGCACGGACAAAAGATCTTTCTTACCGGGGATGAAGGTAAAGCACATAACCCACTATATGGGTATGCTACAGATAATGCTAACCATAAAGACAGGTACTCTCAGTACTGGGACCTTACTCGGTGGATGTCCAAGATGAACTTTGCCGATTATAGAGGTGGTCACAAGGGTGCTAATATCGTTGGTCATAGAAGCAAATGATAAAGAAAACTAAAAAGAAAAAACATTTACCGTACGTCAACTTAAGTGAGTTGTATGTGGAGGCTATTAGAGGGTATGATGATATAGGGACTGATATGGACAGGATTGCTCAGGATCAGGCAGCACGGGCAGCTACTCCTGCACCGGTGTCTAAACCTACTACTCCTGCACCGGTGCCTGCACAAACTCAACCACCGGCTGAAAAGCCTCAGCACACACCACAACCGGCTACTGCTACCGTTACTTCAGGTAGCAATGTAAACGATTTAGCACAAGCAATAAAGCACTCTAAGAACGAATACGTACAAAATATATTAAGAGAGTGGCCAGGTGGTGACTTAACTAAGTTATGCGGAGTGGGCGGTATTTCTCTACCACCTAGTTCTGGTGTAATAGATATTCAACCTAATGATAGACAGGTTTGGAAATTGCTATACAGACTATCACCACCCAAAGCCAATGAACCAGGCACCTCTACTAAAGGTTCTGGTAATGGAGAACTAGCTGCATTTTGGTTCTTGTATTTACCTATACTCAAGCAGCAGGGCTTGGAGGCGGCGGATAAGTTTATTATAGACAACAGACACGCCGGTAAGGGTGCACCTGATTTATTGGTAAATGGAGTAGGTTTAGAAGTTAAGGCTTATGGGGGTAAAGAAAAAGCAATAACCATAGGTAAGTTTAAAACTGCTGGTACAGAAACAGAATTTGACGTAAACAACAAGCTAGCAAACTACATATTCGGGTTTAATGCTCTGTTTAATGAACTGAATGTGAGTCCGAAAATGCCGATACAGGAAATGTTTTCCCGTTTAGCTATTAAGTCAATGGCAGAGACTAAATCTAAAAAACCACTCGCTCCAGCCCCTGCACCTAGTAGTCACTTACCCACATTGGGTAGTTTTAAGGGAGAGGACGTAAAAGTTGCGCTTGAAGCTTTGCAACCGGTGGCTAAGGTTTTTAGTTCTCCTGAGTTTCAAGAAATTGCTAATGTGTGGGGATTCCAAATTTTTAAAGATATAGATAATAAAATAAAGTTCATATATAATACACTTGGTGAGGGACTTGGTCAAGGAGAACCAAGCGCTGAAGGCTACGCTAAGTGCTTTTTACGTAGATTGCTAGCAGCTAAGTTAAGTGTTAAGCCTGGTAATAATGGGTTTATTTTAGATTGTGATAAAGAAGGAGAACGGTTGCGTTTTTATCATATTGATTTGACAAAAATTTCGAATCTCAAACTTGAAGATATGACCGTGGCAGGTTCAGAGATAAGCTGTAGATTAGGTAGTATTTTTGGTTAATTTAATACGTTCTTAAACTAGCTTATTGCATCCGGTAGTATAAATAAAATTATTCTCTACTACCGTGACAGCTGATACTCATATTCTCTTTATTTTAAAACGCCGGGAAGACTATAATTCCATTGTACATAGTCCGAAAGGATTAAGCACCGGACTATTTAATTCCGCTTCTTTTGTGGTCGATATGCTTAATAAATCCGGCATTAAGGCTACTCTGGAAGTTGCAGTTGATAATAACTGTATTGATCGGTTGGTTAATACTCATAAACCCACTCACGTTGTTATTGAAGCTCTGTGGGTGGTGCCTTCGAAGTTTTCAGTATTGATACCATTACACCCTAAGGTAAAATGGATTGTACGATTGCACTCTGAAATGCCATTTATGGCTGGGGAGGGTATGGCTATGAACTGGCTTGGGGATTACCTTAGTTATCCTGAAGTATCTATAGGGGTTAATGCACCGCGTATGCTTGATGAGGTTCGTGTATTAGCGTTTAATAAAACAGGATGGAATAAGAAACAAGTTAATAATAGAGTGTTTTACTTACCGAACCATTACCCACAAGACTATTGGGAACCAAAAGGTATCGTAAGAAAGCTAGATACAGTTGATATTGGATGTTTTGGTGCTGTACGCCCATTAAAGAATCACTTATTACAGGCCTTTGCCGCTTTAAAATTTGTTAATGGTATTGGTAAAAAGTTGCGCTTTCATATTAATGTTGGTAGAGAAGAAATGAAAGGTCAGCCAGTACTACATAACTTACAGGGTCTGTTTATGCAGTTAGCTGGTACCGGGCATGAATTAATCATGCATGATTGGGTTCAGAGAGAAGACTTTCTAAAACTTTGCCGTCAAATGGATATCGGTATACAATGTAATTTTTCTGAGACGTTTAATATAGTTGGCGCGGACTTAATCAGTCAAGGCGTGCCGTTAATCGGCACAAAAGAAATACCATGGTGTAGCTCTCTATATTGTGTAGATCCTACTAATAGTGATAAAATAAGCGCAGCGTTGAAGTGTGCATACTATTTTCCACGATTAAATGTTAAAATAAATCAACGCAATTTGACTAAGTATACATCCAATACAAGTCGTATCTGGGTAAAACACTTCTCCACCAATGGCTAAACATTTCGTCAAACTTCATAAATGGATAAACGGTAAATTGCATACTACTGAGCATGCATTTAGTAACAAGCACGATGCACATGAATTTGCTAAGAAAGCGGATGGGCACACTGCTAAAATACTTAATGCCAGTGGCCAGGTAGTGCATGAAGAGGTTAAACAACCTGTTAATACTAATACCTACGCTTAAGTCGTCTGGCAAAATACCGTTTCTAGGTTAAGTATAACCATATGAAGTTTTCTATCGTTATACCTACTTTTAATCGTTGGGACTTATTAAAGAACTGTATTGACAGTATTGTTAAGACAGTTGATTTAACTTTTGGAGAAATCATTGTTGTATCGAACGGATGTACAGACAATACACCATTCTTGGTTCAGACTACATATAAAGACTATCCAGTAAATGTTATTTCGTGGCCAAGACCTCTCGGTTACCCTAAAGCAGTTAACATGGGCATTTCCGCTTCAACCGGAGATATTGTTATCATGTTAAATAACGATACGGTGTTTTTAAATAATAACTGGTATGACATTTTAACTGATCCTTTCAGGACAACCCCTACCGCAGGTGTTACCGGTGTTATTAAACGCTATCAAGGTGGTAAGCCTTGGATCTTGTTCTTCTGTGCTGCTATTAAGCGTTCAGTTATTAATAAGATTGGTTTATTAGATGAAACGTTTACACCTGGTTGCGGAGAAGATATCGACTTCTGTATACGGGCATTTAACGCGGGTTTTACTGTCCATCAAGTACCGGAGCAAAAGCTAGATCATATTGAAGGTACTAATAAGATGACTGGTAACTTTCCAATCTATCATGACGGTGGTGTAACAGTCAACAAGAACCCTAACCAGGGTATGATCTATGCCCGTAATATGAAGATTGTAGAAGAACGTTACGGCCCACCTACAGACGGCCCGTTACCATAAGAAGCGCATCTTCTCGCATAATCGTCCTAGTTGGTACCAGAACTCGTACCATACCCATCTACGGAACCACTGCACCGGTGCGGTATGATTAAAGTATTTGTTGCTCCAACGGTTTCTATTCCGTAATATTTCTTCAGCTAGTATTTTTACGGTTTCTAAGCGAGTAGCGTTGCTTGTCTTTTCAAAATTAGTAACCTCAATTTTATCTACTTGTCCGTTAGTAAATGTTGCGGTAAACTCTATCCAGCAATCATTATAGCCTGGTTTATCGTTCGGCTTATAATCATAGAAGTCAAGTTTGCCGTGATAGTTTGTATCTTCCCATTCTCCTTCTTTACCCTTCTGTAATAACAGTCTACCGTTCTCAATCTTGTAATCAGCTAATCCTTCTACTAATCCTTTAGTTTGAAACTCTGTACAAGCATTAGGCAATCCCTCTTCCCACATTTCATCCGTCCAAGGTAGCTTATCTTTAACTGTTAATATGTCGTACATTCCCATAGTTTTAATAGTATAGAGGTGTTATTTATTAAAGCAACTACTATATATTTTTTATTCGGATTGAGTAAATATACACATATGGGTCGCAATACATTTAAACTATTAGCAGAAAAGTATTCCTTAGTACAAGAGAATCCTTTGGAAACAGAAATCCAACCAGGCGGTACTCACAAGTCCGATCACAATGTTGAAATGACTCGTACCAAGGCTCGTCAAGCAGCTGAAGTAGCTGCAGAGCTACACGAACTTTTAGAAAAGATTCCTGCAGAGCATCCTATTATGGCTTGGATGGTTACTCATGTAACTCAATCAGCTGACATGCTACAAGATGTGTTAGCTAAATTAAAAGAAGAAGTTGATAGTCCAGAAATGGAGCCAGTAAAGGATGAAGCAAGCTATGAACCATCAGATGGTGCTGGAGAAGATATTGACCGTACAGAAACAATGACTGGTCAACAAGGATAATTTTTATGAAAAAGTACAACTATACAAAAAGTAATTTAGTAGACAAGTATCAAGTACTAACTGAGAGTTACTTTCAGGAAATTAAAAAAGAACAAATTAACCCTGAACATTGGGATGAAAATCTTAATCATCCTAAGGTGTATTGTTTTGAAGAAGACGGTACATTAAGAAAAGAATGTATGAAAGATTACGTACAACCAGCAGTACCTGAAAACACTGACGGTATAGATGGTGGTGTAGCTGGCAACATTGAATCTCAACCTGGTTATGCTGGCTCACAAGGCGGAGACAGTTTAGGTGAAACAACAGATCATGTTGCTAAATTAAAAGAGTGTATGCAATTAGCAGAAGAGTGTTGTAATGGTTGGTGTGCTTCTGGACATGAAGCTGCTCCAATGGCCCTAGAAGCTGTACAGCGTTTGAAAGAGTTTATTAACGAATGCTCTTATTGAGCCGTTAATATATTCCAAATCATATTTTTATCTACACCTTGGGGCATTAGCTCCCACGCTCTACGCATGTCTCCGTTCTGTAGATATGTTCTGAACTCAGTACCAGAGCCCATACGAGGTGTTGGTCTGATGTCTATACCTGCAAGATGTTCTCCATATGTCTTGATCCTATCATAACGACCGGCATCGTCGGCGTCTGTGTATAATTTAACTTCGATTTGACCAGCATCTGGAGATTCATTTAATGTAGCTACATATTGGTATACAGTAGCTACTGGAGATATTTCTGCTTCTATAATGTTTATTTTAGCTCTGTATTGTTCTAATAATGGTTTAAAAAGATTCCATACAGCTAGTTTTTTATCAATGGTAATGTTAGCATTGTCTCTTTCTGTTTTAGAAACAATAATATAAACATCATCGTTTTCTTTAGCCGCCATTTTAGCTGCTTCGAAATGTCCGATATGTGGAGGGTTAAACCCACCACCAAAGAACCCAATACTATATCTACGTTCTACAGCTGGTGCATCTTCTGTTACAGGCTGATCTGCTGGTTTTCTACCACGTTCGCCTGCATATAAAAAGTTATTAGCACTAAAGTTTAACCGGTCTACTATCTTAACTTGGTTAGGGGTGTCTCCGATGTATAGTACGTGACCTTCTCCTGGAGCAGATATATAACTATCTCCTACAGGTATAAATGAATACATACCACTCAGTTTACCTTCTACATTAGCTAATAGATTTTGGAATAATAACTTAATACGAATCATATCGTATGTGGCGCCTATTAAACCGTTAAGAGAGCTTTTGTTTTGCTGTAAATGAGCTATTAAGTTATCTACTTTCTTTTGAGCGTTAGCCTTTACTTTATCTGAACCATCTGCTGCTTTCTTTAATACTTTGTCTTTATAAAATATAGCGAAACCGTTTAGGTATTTGTTAATATCGAATGCTTCACCGTTTAGAGCAGCTTTAAATATACCGCCGCCCTTTCTTACCATAAAGTTAGTATATTCTCTTAAGCTTGTAGATAAAGCACCGCCTGTATATTCAGCATCAAACTGATTATTAATACTACTGATCTTTACTTTAGCATCTTGTAATAAACCGTGTATAGTATTCTTTAAAGTAGGATCAATGTTTAAGTTTAAAGTCTTATAGTTAGAACCTTCTGCAAATACCCCTGCTTTCTTTAAGCTACTAACAACACGAGTGGTATCTCTACCAGCCATACTCGAGGTAATAGCATCTCCATTTGCATTAATATTAAACGCAGCATGTACTACAATACCCACGGGTGCCTTTGAAACTTGTTGGTAAAGAGGTGATTGAGGATCAGCTGGTATTGCGTAAGAGATTAAGTTAGGACGGAAAGTAATGTATTGTTTACCTTCTATAGTTTTTGCTTCTGGTGGTCTCGAAGGCGAAAATAATAAATCACCTTGATACATTAAACCAGAGTTGTCATAGCCCTTCTTTAAATAAGGAAATATTGTTTTAAGTACGTCTTTTAAGCCTTGAGGTGCTTGAGCATATAACTGGTCTACTTCTTGTTCGCTGTGCACCAAGTTAGGTACTTTACTAAACACTGTCTTGGTAGCAATAAAGAATTGATTATCAAACTGCTCTCTTGGATCAATGCCCCAGAATATAGCAGGTGATCCATCTACCTTTAAGTTAACGGACGTCTTACTATTAAAGCCTTCTAAATAGGTTGTAAAGTTTTCTACCTGTTCAACAAACTTAGCAAAACCTCTTTTACCTTCTTCAATAGCAAGGTCTTCTAAATGTGATAAGTGATTCTTAAGAGTGCTATCTACTGTAGATTCCTCTAGTATTCTTTCGTTAAAATAATTTTTAAAGCTTATCATGATTGAGGTATAGTACCAGTTAACTGATAATATTTACTGCCTATCAAGTTTAGTCCCTGTGTAATATAATAGCTATATATATTTTCTAATATACCACCATCTGCGTACCAAGCTTTTACAGAAGAAGCAGATTCGGCTAAAGTAGTTGATAACCCATCTGTACGAGTATTCCAATCAATAAGAGCATTTACTGGGGTGTTTGTATAAACATTATTGTAAACAAAGAACCGATAATAGCTATTAACTGGAGTCTTTAATCCCCAACCAAAGAACGAACTTAGCGGATAAGAGGTTAATGGGAATGTTAACGTATTAGCTGGTGGGAAGTAAGCCTGCATATTATTTGCAGATATACTAGCGTAAGAATTAATACGAGGCACTTCTAAAAGTTCGTAAAATGTTGCATTAAAAATATCGTTTACAACTATTTTGTCTCCTGCATTAACTGTTGCGTTAGCTGGATAAGCTGTTAAGGCAGCTCCTAAATTCGTATGATCTGTAGTAGCATCAAAGTTTGTATTGTATTTTTCTCTTGTACCCCATAAACGCTCATGCGGTGTACTATAAAGATCAAACTGTCTCTTGAGTACAGGTGGTGCATTTAGATTGTAATCATCAAACTCAGTATCAACTAGACTTGCTAAAGAGTATAACTGATTAACACCACTTGTGAGAGGGTCAGCGTTATTACCTACAAAGTTAGCAGTTTTTTCATATGCTACTGTTCCGAAGTTTTCTGTAGGGTGTACATTATCTCCACCTACCGCAGATAGATACGTAATTAAGTTAGTATCTTCCTGTAGGAATGGTTGTAATAAATAAGACTTAAGTAAATTACCGTAATTAAAGTTTTCATTTACTTTACGTACAAAATACTTTTTATAAAAATCTGTAATATTAAAATTAAACGCTCCAGTCAAGCTAGTTGTAGTTAAAGAAGCATTTGCAAGGGCATTAGCTACTGTGTAGTAACCAGGAGAACCGTATGGTGCAGGTTCTACTATAGTTGTAAATGTCTTAGCACTTAGTAACAGGTTTGTATTTAATATAGGACTTGATAAAGCAGAGAGTGGTAATGTACTTAAAATGTTTTTATAAAAACCGCCTATATCTCTACCTAGATTATCATATCTGTTAAACTTAAAAGAAGGTACATATACGGTTGCTGCAGAAGCGGGTGTTACGGTGGCTGTAACGTTAGTGTAAGTTGCTCCTAAAAGCGGATAATTAAGTAGTGTATTGTTATTATAGTATACTGTACTTGCAGATGCACTATTAACAGTTACTATAAACTGATTGTCTGTATCTGGCCAAATAGTGGTAGGTAACAGTATTGTATCACCGTCAACAGTTATGTTAAAATGATCTGCAGATAAGTTTTTTACATAAAATAATGCAGATAAAGTAACATTACTATTAGAATAAGAAGGCGTACTACCATCATTATTATCCTGTAAGTTAGGTATATTGCTTGTATTATATGTTACCCAAACTCTTGGTGTGGTAACCGTAAACCCGTTATTGTATACTAATGAGGGTATATCGTCTATATAATAAAAGTCTACTGAACCGTAATAACCAACTAAAGTACCACTTCCAGGAACAGTACCAATACCATCTGGCATAGCATATACCGGGGTAATATTAGTCGCGGTTAGGGAAGTAATAAAATTACCGTTTAAGTCTGTATATCTCCAGCGTGGTCTTAACTGAGCAAATTTATTATCTGGAGTGGTTGTTTCCCAAGGCTGAGATAAGGATCCCTGCGAGTATAAGTCAAATACTAAGTTGCCGCTTAATTGATTAGAAGCAGAGAATGAAAATGTTAAAGGTGTAGGAGAGTTGAACGAACCAGGCGGGTTAGACTGATAACCATGAAATAAACCACCTAAAGAAAGGTTCTGTGGGGTAAGTTCTGGCCAACGAGAATAATCCCATTGTAAATAATCGGTTGTATAATTTTGTACTGTTATTGAAGAACGGAATATTGAAGGCGGGCAACCGTTCTTAGGTATAACCGAAACTTTAACTTCAAACTCACCAGGCCATTTGTATACGTGATCCGAACCACGCATTACACTATCTGTAACTTGTGTAATTTCTTCTTCTACTCCATCTCCATATTGTATAAAAATAGAGAATAAGTTTAATATCGTAGTTGTTTGTGCACCAGTAGCAATATTAATATCTACATATACAGGTGTTGCATACGTAAAAATTACACTAGGAGAAGCACCAATATAAGAACTTTTTACTGAAAACCCGCCAGAATTGATATATGTTGAAACTAAATTTTCATGTTGGGAACAGAAAGGTATGGTAGGTGCAACATATGTAAACTGATCATTTGTACTTGTAGTGCTTGTACCTAATGACGTTGTTACAGTTACATCAACCACCCCTGCTGCACCAGCTGGAGAAGTAGCAGTAATAGATGTATCAGTATTAACTGTAAAAGTAGTAGCTGCTGTAGTACCGAAAGATACTCCAAGAGCATTTGTAAAACCAGTACCGTTAATAGTAACTATAGTACCACCGGCTGTAGAACCGCTTGTAGGACTAATACTGGTAACTGTTGGTGCTGAAGTCGAAGGAGATGAAGAAGTAGAGCTTTCAGTAACTATTTGATTACTGTCTTGCGTATTTAATACGTTACTATCTTCTGTATTGATGTATGTTGACATACATTATATATTAACTGCAGTAACATTTATACTAGACCATATTATTGATCCGGTACCGACAGATGCTACTCGCCAACCAAACTGTATGAGACAAATACCATTAAGATAACCAGTACCATCAGGGGTAGGGGTTTCACTATTGTTACCTCTAAAACAGAGCGCCCCGTGCTGTTGTAAAACCCTACCACCACCAGCAAGATCGGCTTGTTGGAATTGTACTTGACAAGTCGGACCCCATCCTACCACGTTATTTGAATAGCTAGTTACTATTCTATAAACTAAATTACCGTTCATTAACGGGTCGGTTCCATCTGTATAAGCTTGCCAGTTATATAAAAATAACTGCTCACCGTTACCTGGACAACCAAAACGATTTGCTATATACCCGGTAGGCCCTGTATTCCATCCCCAAAAAGTAAGAGGAGAAATATTAGAAGCACCTTGATAAGAACCATTCCACCATTGTTCAGTGCCTGCAGAATTTTGAGGTAAAGGAGCTCCGCCTTGCGTAATAGGGTACGTACCACCATCGGTTAATGTAACATAACCGGTTGTAGGCATCGTATAGTATGGTCTACCAGCTATTGATATGCCATTAGTTGATGTAGCAGTATTACTATATCTTGTACATCCGTCATTATACACACCAAAATTATTGTTTATTGCGCCTGCTTCAAGTAAAGGAGTTTGCATCTTTACACCGGCTTGAATAGTGCCGCCAATAATAGAACCTGCATCTAGATTGGTAACATGAGTACCATCCATAAAGATTTCATGCTTATTAGTAGTACCATCAGCAAATGTAGTACCTGCAGGTGCAGTAATGTTTAATATTTTAAATGGAGCAGTCTTATAAGTCGAACCCGCTAAATCTTCTGTTGAAACGATCTGAAATTGCTCAGCAACTAAAGTAACATTGCCATTATTGTTTCCGTTGACTTGCACAATACCGGTCATATTACCGTTAGCATCAACGTACGGGAACGGTACTGTTGTTAGTACCCAAGCACCGCTCTGATAAATTTTAAGTACATTGTTATTTGCTGTATTGTACCATAAATCTCCGTCCTGTATATAACCAGCAGTAGGTTGTGTAGGAGAGTAAAATATAACTTGACCTGCACCCTTTCTAATAGGCGCTGACCAAGCACCAGGAGGATTAACTAGCGAACCACCTTCAGATGGGTCAATAAGAGCTGTACAAGACCATAATACATCATTACCACTACTACCTGGATCGCTTATATACCAACCAGCTGGACTGACTTGATTAGGCGGGGTAGCTGGTACTATACTAGAACGTTGAAAGATTTCTTTTTGGTAGTAACCTAATCCAGAACCAGGTGGAAGATTATAAGTGGGTGGTGTGGAGGGAGTAGAAGGTGGTATCTGCCCGGTAATGTAATTGGTTAAATCAGTTAAAGTAATTTTTTTAGTTACTTGTGCACCAGGAGATGAATTGTCTACTACTGGAATAACGTCAGAGCCTTGAGCGCCTGCTGAGCCTAATGTAGGTAATGCTGAGATTTTAATATCGGCCATATGAGTAAATGTTAAATGTTAATAACTGAAGTGTCTTGAGATACATCTGTTGAAACAATAATACGAGGCGTAATATTGGTTGTATCGTTTAAGTAAAGCGCTTGGAAAGGTGCAAGTTGAGTGTTTTTAGTTAATATACTAATGTCGTTAGTTGGATAAGATGGATTCCACAATACTAAGTTAACCCCTTGTACCGTCTCTCCTGTATCTTGACGTTGAGTATATACCATATATACACCAGGTATGCTTTCAATTTGAGCTGTTAAAGTGATTAGGTCTATATTATAGCCTAAAGTCATTTTAGTCGGATCAAAGAAAGAAGTAATAATACCGGTTACTTTGTTTTGTATAAGTTGTGCAGATACTTTTGCTGTACGCTCTAACATTATTACTAATCTTGTTTGATTAATAATAGTATTAACATCTTCTCCGGTTGTACTACTATAACCTATTGTAACTGTCTTATATACTGGATCCATTACAATAATATCAGACGTTAAAGTCTTTTTGCTAATAGCTGTATTGGTTATTAAAGTTTTTTGTGTTGGTGTTAGATAACTTACTGAGTTAACTGTGCTACCCTGAGAAGCTCTCGGTAAAGCGTAAATGTAAATGTTATTAAAGTTACAGGAAGTAGAAAATGCTAACTGATTATATAATACTCTATTATCTTGATTAGGGTTAGTTAAACCAATATTATATAAATAACGTAAATGATTGTTTACGTAATCGTTATTACTATATACTAAAACGTCTTGTACAATATTATTAAACGTACTCTTAACAAAGTTGTTGTAATCATTTGCTGTTACTAGCCTGTATTGAGATTTGTAAGCAGCTGGAGCATTAGCGCGAATACTATCTGCATTTTCTGCATTGGTAAATGCTGTAGATGTATTAGCGTTATCAAAGCTTAAATAAGTGATACCGGAATCATCCAAGTACTGTAGATCAGTGCTGAATACGTCAGCCTGTATTTGATTAAACTGAGCTGTATTATAAAGTACAGCAGGTAAAGAGCTTAAATCTCCTGAACCAATTTGACCGTTAACACCTAAAGATTGTAAGTAGTAGACTGCAACTATATCGCCTGTGTTAAGTTGTGCTCCGTTAACACCGTTACCAAACTTTAACTCATAGTTACGACTTTCATTGTAACGAGCTTCAAATGTGGTTGATGTAGCAGTTTCCAAGTAAAGAGATTCTGTACGAGTCCATTGCGACCATTTACCGGTTGCAGCGCTCTTTACATAAACATCAATATTAAAATGATCTATCTGTACTGCGCTACCTGGTGCAACAAAAACAGTTTCATTAGTAGCTCCTTGAGCAGTATAGGCTGGATACTCTGTCCACTTACCTTGGTACAATAAGGTCTGACTACCAACACTTTCGATATACTGATTTGTAGATAAAGTTTTTGTAAAAGTTACATCAGTGTTAAATGTATAAGGAGCGTTATTAACACGAATAAACGAATAACGAGGTATTGTATATGAACCTATAGGTAAGTCTGCTGTAGCGGAGCAGGTAAACGTTACAGTTGAGGTTTGTACCCCAATAGGGGAATAGTTAATAATCCTAACTACTTTATTAATGTTTTCGTAAATTTGAGCATCACTAAACATAGACTCCGAAGAAGTCTTGTTTAGGTAGTACATAAAAGTATGAAAAGCATATGCAATAACACTGTTAACCGCATTCAGATTTGAACCTTCAACGTATTGATCTGTAAATAAGCCGCTTTGTGTTAAGCGGGTACGCATGAAGTCTCTAAGATTTGTAGCATCAAACGCGATGTATTCGTTTGGTTGAATGTTTAGAGCTGATGCATCTGTGTATGTTGTCGACATCTTATAAAATTGTATATCCTGTTTTGCTTAAAGTGCCTGGTATATTAACAGCTTGATTGTTAAGATATGGCATTATTATATTTAAGTCAATGTAATAGGTTTGCTCGTCTAGGTTTAGAGTTATGTTGACGTTAGAGACAGTTACTCTTGGTTCATACAAAGACAATCCGTTAACTATAGCATTGCCAATGTTTCGTGCATTTGTTTCATTTACCGGTTCAAACAAATATTGGGTTAAGTCTAATCCATATAATGGATTTAATAAACTTTGCCCGGGCATGGTATTAAACAAAGAGTAAATAGAATTTTTAATAGCTGCAGCATCATAATCTGCTTGCAAGTCTTTGCTTATAGGATTACTAAAATCTAGATGTAAATCCGAATATGTATAAGTATTGGTTACTATAACCTTTTGTAGACCGTTAAAACTTATGGATGGCATTGTAAAATACTTAGGGAGGTAGTAAGTAATATCATCATATGAAAAACAGTAAGTTTAACTCTTTATTTGAAGCAGCCTACGGTCGTTATGCACAAGGTAACGGTTTTCTTGTAGGGGATGTTGTAAAATTAAAATCCGGTTACGAAAATATGGACGGTTTTAAAAAGTTAGGCGAAAATGTTAAGCAGCGTATTAAAGAAGCTGTTAAAGCAGGTAACAATCTACGCGTCGGTAAATTACATAATTACAGCGCTGGTTCACGTTATAGTGCTGAAGGTGCAGATCAAGTACCGGCTGAATTAGCTGATGTATATGAAGAATATGCACCAGGTATGGTTGCTAATTTAATCACTCTTCCAGTCGAATGTTTAGAAGAAGTTGATACAGGTGCTAACCTAGCTCCAGTACCAGAAGGTCAAAAAGATACAAGAGATCGTACAGCTGAAGGTGAAAAAGAATTTAAAAGCAAAGCAACTAACGAACAAACAAAAGTGATGAAAAAGCAAACTCATGCTGAAAAAGGTGATTACGAGTTAGCTACAAAAAATACAAAGCTTGCACACTCTAACAAACATAACGATATGCAACCACCAAAAGTAAAAGGCATGCAAAAAGCCAAAAATATTAACGAGTCACAAGCTCTCTTAGAAGATCTTTATTTTAATATTCTTACTGAAGACGTAGGTGTAATGAGCGGTGGTGTTGGTTCCCAAAATGGTGGGGATCAATCAGCAGGTAATCCTCCAATTCAATCTGAGGAAGAAAATGTAGCAAATGATGACGAAGCTAAGATTGATGCATTTGTAAATTCTTTACCAGCAAATTATAATAAACCGTTTTTCAAAGATTGCTTAACTGGAATGAAACCAGGATTGTCTTGGGAAGAGTTTCAAGATAAGCTCTGGCACAATCTTTATGCTCATAATTTAAAACAGTATAATAATGATCCCCGTAGAGCAAAAACCGCAACGGACAATAAAATGTGGTATATGGATGACGGAGAGTTTCCAGCCGAAGCAGGGCAGGATTACAAAGCAGTATTCGGTCATTTCCCTGGTAGTCAATCCACAGAAAAAGAAGGCAATGCTTTCACTGGTTTTTTACATAAAACTAAAGAAGGACAAAAAGGCAAAGTAGGAGATAAAGAAGAAGAAGTAATTAATACTACCGGTACTATTGCAGAAGAAGTATGTCCTATCTGCGGTAAAGATATTTGCAAATGTGATACAATGAAAGAAGCTAAAATGAAAATGAAAGATGAATCCGGACTTCAAGCTTACCTCGGTAAAAAGAAATACGGAGCAGATGATTTCAAAGCTTTACAACAAGCTGGTAGAGAGCATGATGCTAAGAAAAAAGAGCAAATTAAAGCTAAACACTCACACCACGGAAGCTAAGGCAATAAGACAAGAAAAAAAGTTAATTTCTTGATCCATTACTAAAGCGCTTCGATAGAGATATTCAGAGACTTGCAGCAATGCAAGTCTTTTTTTATCTTCTGAAATAGAGCTCTTGTATACTGCATTAAACAGATCTTTCATTAACTTAGGATAGTCGTTTCCAAAGGTTTGTTCCGACTCTATAACGAATTTACGTATAGACGTAAGGTCTTCTTTGTTCACAGTTTTATCCAGGATCTCTTGTGCGAATCCCTCGTTATTAATCGT